AAAAAAATGAGTAATAATAAAAATTTATTTACGGAAAGAATAGCATATAAACCTTTCGAATATCCTGAATACTACACTGAGGGTTGGTTAAAACAAGCTCAAGCATTTTGGTTACATACCGAAATATCAATGCAAGGTGATGTTAAAGATTGGAAAGAAAGATTAACAGAATCTGAAAAGAACCTTGTGGGTAATATTCTTTTAGGATTTGCACAAACCGAATGTGCGGTTTCAGATTACTGGACCAATATGGTAACTAGTTGGTTCCCTAAACACGAAATTAGACAAATGGCTATGATGTTCGGTTCTCAAGAGACTATTCACGCTGTTGCGTACTCTTATTTGAATGAAACTCTTGGTCTCGAAGATTTTGAAGCATTTTTACATGAAGAAGCTATTTCAAATAAGTTTGAAGTTTTGATGAATACTAGTGCTGACTACACACACAAAGATTTACAAGATTATGTGTTAGCTAGAAAAGAAGTAGCTAGAAGTTTAGCCATCTTTTCTGCTTTTGCTGAAGGTGTTTCTCTTTACAGTTCTTTTGCAGTATTATATAGTTTCCAGTTGAGAAACCTTCTTAAAGGAATTGGCCAACAAATGAAATGGTCAGTAAGAGATGAGTCGTTACACAGTAGAATGGGTTGTAGATTATTTAACCATATGTGTGAAGAATATCCTGAATTAAGAGAAGCTAGTAAGGAGGACATTTATTCAGCAGCTAAACTTATCGTAGAATTAGAGGAAAAGTTTATTGATAAAATGTTTGAAATGGGTGATTTAGAAAATTTATCATCCAGTGATTTGAAAGAATTTATTAAACAAAGAACTAATGACAAATTAAAAGAATTGGGTTACGAAGAAATATTTGTCGTTAATCAAGAAAAAGCCAGTAATCTAGACTGGTTCTACCATTTAACTGGTGGTGTAACCCACACCGACTTTTTTGCAATCAGACCTACTGATTACAGTAAAGCTGGTGAAGATGATGATTGGGACGAAGATTCTATTTTTTAATTAAAAAGACATATGAAAAAAATGAAAAATTACGCAGAACATTTGGGCTGGGAAGTAGACGTGGACTTCCCTAGTTGGGCGAATACACACGTTTATATACAGACAATATCTAACGGTTACTTACTTCCTGGAGAGAAACCAAAAGACGCATATTGGAGAGTTTGTACTACAGTAGCTAAAAGACTTGGTAAACCACAGTTAGCTACTAAATTCTTTGATTATATTTGGAAAGGATGGCTTTGTTTGGCAAGTCCAGTATTGAGTAACACTGGTACCGAAAGGGGATTACCTATCTCATGTTTTGGTATTGATGTTGCAGATTCAATCCAAGACATTGGTGGTAAAAATCTTGAAATGATGTTGTTGGCAAAACACGGTGGTGGTGTTGGTATTGGCATAAACCAAATCAGACCAGCTGGTAGTCCTATAACAGACAATGGTACTTCAGATGGTGTGGTACCTTTTTGTAAAATATATGATTCCACTATATTAGCTACTAATCAAGGAGCTGTCAGACGAGGTGCTGCTTCAGTTAATCTGAATATCGAACATAAAGATTTTATGGAGTGGTTAGAAATCAGAGAACCTAAAGGTGACGTTAACAGACAATCCTTAAACCTACACCAATGCGCGATTGTAGGAGATAAATTCATGAGAAAACTTGAAGCGGGTGATAAAGAATCTCGTCAAAAATGGGCAGCATTACTTAAAAAGAGACGCTCTACTGGAGAACCTTATATTATGTATCGTGGTAACGTTAATAAAAATAATCCAGAAGCTTACAAAAAGAACGGACTCAAAGTTTATATGACTAACATCTGTTCAGAGATTGTTTTACATACTGATGAAAATCACTCATTTGTTTGTTGTTTAAGTTCGTTAAACCTTTCTAAGTATGATGAATGGAAAGATACAGATTTAATTTATACCGCTACTTGGTTTTTAGATGGTGTTCTTGAAGAATTTCTACAAAAAGCAAAATATAGAAAAGGTTTTGAAAACTCTGTTCGTTCCGCTGAAAAAGGTAGAGCTTTAGGTTTAGGTGTTTTAGGATGGCATACATACTTACAACAAAGAGGTATTCCGTTTGAAGGACTTCCAGCACAATTTGAAACAAGAAGAATATTCGGTCAGATTCAAACCGAAAGTGAACAAGCTTCTAGAGATTTAGCTACAGAATATGGTGAACCTCTTTGGTGTGTTGGTACGGGTATGAGAAATACTCACCTAAGAGCCATAGCTCCTACAGTATCTAATTCAAAATTAGCTGGAGGAGTATCTAGCGGTATTGAACCGATTCCTGCAAATGTTTATACTGACCAGAGTGCTAAAGGAACTTTTATTAGAAAAAATAAAGAGTTAGAAAAAGTTTTCAGAAAAGTAGGTATTAACAATAAAGATATGTGGGATAAAGTTTTAGCTGATGGAGGAAGTGTTCAAGACATCGATGAGTTAAATGATTGGGGGTATCTTAATGGAAAACTTACAAACATAAAAGACAAAGAAAACTCACATTATGATTTTGTTCCAGTTAAAGAAGTTTATAAAACCTTCAAGGAAATTAACCAATTAGAACTAGTTAGACAAGCTGGAGTAAGACAACAATTCGTTGACCAAGCGATGTCACTAAACTTAGCTTTCCCTAAAGAAGCTACACCCAAATGGATAAACCAAGTTCATTTAGAAGCTTGGAGAGGTGGTGTCAAAACATTGTACTATGTTAGAACTGAAAGTGTTTTAAGAGGAGATATCGCAGCTAAAGCGATGGAAGAGTGTGTTAGTTGTGAAGGTTAATATTTATTGTTATGTGTTTAAAATTTGAAAAAGATGATTTTTATTTAGACCATAATAATAAAATGGTATTGACTGAAAAATACCATATAAAAAAAGGTTCTTGTTGTGGTGGTCAGTGCAAACATTGTCCATACTGGCCACCATATCAAAAGGCCAATAAAAACCTAAGAGAAGATGTACACACTGGACCTACACGGATATAAAATTGATGAAACACATGATGTTGTAGATAGTTTTTTATACGACCACAAGTTATACAACACTAAAAGAGTAGAGATAATAACTGGTGATAGTAAAGTTATTAAAACCGTAGTTGCTGAAATTGCAGAAAACTACGGTTTTACATGCAAACCCCACATATATAATAAAGAAGTCCTTACTATCTCAGTTTAGATTTATAAAACCTAATATTTATAAATAAAACTCATGGCAGAAAGAGAAACATTTGGGATTGATTTTCCCTTTCAGGATAGTGTATTTGGGGAATATCTAAAAATGACTGAGACCCCAGAAGATGAAATCAAAGCTAATTTGATTCATTTGTTACTAACCAGAAAAGGTAGTAGATACTTCTTACCTGATTTTGGGACTTCACTGTATGAGTACATCTTTGAACCACTAGATTCACCTACTTTTTCTTCTATAGAGGCTGAAATTAGAGAACAAGTAATCAAATACATACCAAATTTGAGAATAACTAATATAGAAGTTACTAGTGCTTTGGAAGCTGAAGAACTTCCAGGAACCGTTGTGGCTGATAACGACCCTCGTGTTTATAGGGTAGCGGGACAAGGTACTAAAGAACATACCGCAAAAGTAAGACTCGACTATACAATAACTAGTGACGCTTTCGACACACGAGATTTTGTAATAATTAATATCTAAAATGGCAAATAATAAAATATCTTATTCAGAAAGAGATTTTGTTGGTTTAAGAGGAGAACTACTAACTTACGTAAAAGACCAATACCCTAATTTAATTCAGAATGCTAATGACGCTTCTTTATTTTCAGTTTTCCTTGATTTAAATGCGGCTATCGCTGATAACTTACATTACCATATAGATAGAAGTTTACAAGAAACTGTTTTACAATACGCTAATCAGAGGTCATCACTCTTTAATATAGCTAGAACATACGGTTTAAAAATACCAGGCACTAGACCATCGGTATCAGTTTGTGATTTTAGTATAACAGTTCCAGTTTTACAAACTTCAGGTGGTGGTGACAAAGAAGACTTCAGATATTTGGGTACTTTAAGAAGAGGGTCACAAGTAAAAGGAGCAGGACAAGTTTTTGAAAATATTCACGACATAGATTTTTCAGTACCTTTTGACGCTACAGGATTTCCAAACAGAACCAAAACCCCTAATTTTAATAACAACGGTAATATTGTAAGTTACACCATAACTAAAAGAGAAGTTGTTATAAACGGTATTACCAAAGTATTCAAAAGAGTAATAACGAATACAGATGTTTTACCTTTCTTAAAAATATTCTTACCTGAAAAAAATGTATTGGGTGTCACTGGTGTAATACAAAAAGATGGGACCAATATACAAGCTGTACCTAAAGCTACTGAATTTTTAACTTCACAAAATAAATGGTATGAGGTGGACGCTTTAGCTCAAGATAAAGTATTCGTTACAGATTCTAGTAAACCTTCAGATTTACCTGGAGTTAAAGTAGGTAAGTGGGAGAGTGTAAATCAAAGATTTATTACTGAGTACACACCAGAAGGATTTTTCTATTTGACTCTTGGTGGAGGCACTAGTAGTTCACAAAGTACGTTAGATGATTTTACAACACAAGGTTTCACCATGGACCTTAGTAGATATATGAATAATTTTTCATTAGGCACGGCACCAAAAGCCAACACTACCCTGTTCATCCAATATAGAGTAGGTGGGGGACAATCAACCAACATAGGACCTAATACTTTAACTAGTTTTGGTACTATTGATTTTGTTTTAAATGGCCCCAACATCAATGTAAACAGGTCAGTTAATGAATCTTTAAGGGTTAACAATGTGACAGCTGCGGTAGGAGGTTCTAACCAACCAACTGTAGAAGAAATAAGAAATTACATTGGATTTAATTTCGCTTCACAAAAAAGAGCTGTTACACTTTCAGATTATAAAGTTTTAATTGAAACTATGCCTTCGGTATTTGGTGCACCAGCAAAGTGTGGTGTTATGGAAGTAGAAAATAAAGTTATGGTTAAATTACTTTCATACAACACAGACGGTTCTTTAACTTCTAATGTTAGTACTACATTAATGAATAATATTAGTGAGTATTTGTCAGATTATAGAATGTTAAATGATTATATAACTATTGAACCAGCAGAAATTATAGATTTATCTTTAGAAATAGATTTATTGATTGACCCTTCATTTAATAGTGGTGTTATTATTACAAATGTAATTAATACAGCTAATGATTTCTTCGCTCCGAGAAACAGAGAAATGGGGACAGACATATTTGTAGGTGAACTTATAAAAAATCTAGCCGCTCAAGACGGAGTAAAAAACCTAATAGATTTAAGAATTTTCAATAGAGTAGGTGGTGAATATTCCAGTAATGAAGTTTCACAAAGGTATATAAATGACGAAACAAGACAAATAGAATTAATAGATGGTGTCATTTTTGCACAACCTACACAATCTTTCCAGATTAAATATCCTACAAAAGATGTTGTGGTGAGAGTTAAGTCTACCAACCAAACAACTATATCTTAATTAGTTTACATATTTAACTATACTATTAAATTTGATTTTAAGGAAATAACTATTTATTTTATAAAGAATCAAATATGCCTAAATCATATAGGATTAAAGCTAAACCTAACGAAGACAAAAATATTTTTGTTAATTTAGAACAAGACTTCGACCAACTAGAAATACTAAGTTTAAAAATAGTTAAATCGGATGTCTATTCTAGAACTTGTGCTGACTACGGTGTCATAGTAGGTCGTGCACAAGCTAATGGTGGTTTCGGTATACCTAACGCTAAAGTTTCAGTATTCATACCTATAACTGACGAGGATGCTGAAGACGAAGTGATTTCACAATTATATCCTTTCAGACAAGTTACTGATAAAAACGAAGAAGGTTATAGATACAATTTATTACCCAAAGAATCAGAAAGTTGTAATCACACAGCTACAGGAAATTTTTTCACAGATAAAGAAGTAATTAACAATCCAGTAGTACTGGAAGTTTTTGAAAAGTATTATAAATATACCACTAAAACTAATGAAAGTGGAGATTATATGTTGTGGGGTGTACCACTAGGTAACCAAACAATACACACTAGTATAGATGTTAGTGATATCGGATGTTATTCCATGAGACCCTATCAGTTTGTAAGACAAGGGGCCAGTCAATCTCAATTTGAAAGTTCATTAGAATTTAAATCTTCAGAAAACTTAGACACATTACCACAGATAGTTTTACAAAACAAAGCTATACAAGTAGTTCCTTTTTGGGGTGACGAAGATTTATGTGGTGTAGGTATAACTAGGGTTGACTTTGATTTAAGAGACTCTGGGGTGGAAATAACACCTAGTGCAACATTCATAGGTTCTATTATCACAGATGATGATAATAACTATGTTTCTGTAGGAGGAACACCGTCAAAAGAACAAGGGCAACTTTGTAATTTAACT